AGCGGGATACTTTCTTATTTACCTAAGGAATGTCTACTATCTGGGCGCGGTCAGGGTTATAACAATACCGCTCAAGAGATTAGGTTGTATAATGGCTCAATCATACAGGGCTTTGCGGCAACAGAACCAGATAGACTTCGCGGTCCACAATTTCACAGAGCATGGTGTGATGAAATCGCCGCTTGGCCTTATCCAGAAACATTTGATCAGCTGATGTTTGGATTGCGTTTAGGTGAAAATCCACAATGTGTAATAACAACAACACCCAAACCAACGCCTCTTATCAAGAATTTGCTTAAACGAACAGGAACTGTGATTACTCGCGGAAGCACTTTTGATAATGAAGAAAACTTAGCGGCTGGAGCTCTGGCACAGCTTAAAGAAAAATACGAAGGCACAAGGCTAGGTAGACAAGAGCTATATGCAGAGGTTCTTGAGGATATTGAGGGCGCTCTTTGGAATTGGAATATGATCGAAGCCTCTAGGCTTAAACCTGAAAATTTGCCAGACCTACAAAGAATTGTAGTTGCAGTAGACCCAGCGGTAACAAACACGGAAAGCAGTGACGAAACAGGGATTGTTGTAGCTGGCAGATGCTCCAATGGTAAGTTTTATGTACTAGAAGATAGAAGTTTACATGGAAGCCCTGACACTTGGGCGCGTGAGGCTGTTCAAGCATTTCATAAATATAATGCTGATAGACTTATAGCTGAAGTCAATAATGGTGGAGATTTAGTCGAAAGAGTGGTAAGAACAATAGATAGGCAAATACCTTACACTGCTGTAAGGGCGAGTAGAGGCAAGATTATACGGGCTGAACCAATCGCGGCGCTTTATGAGCAAGGCAAGGTTCATCATGTTGGAGAGTTTAAAGCATTGGAAGACCAGCTGACATCTTTTACACCCGAGGGTCGAAAGTCTCCTGATAGATTAGACGCTCTAGTTTGGGCATTAACGGATTTGACCCAACAAACAGGGCAACCAATATGGAGAATTAGCTAATGGCATTTTTAGATAATTTGCGGAAGGTTTTTTCGCCGCAATCATTTGAACACAAAGAAGCACCGAAGGTATTTATGTCGGGTAACTCAATATACTCAGCCAATAGGCGCGATGATTTCAAAACATACGCGACCGAAGGGTATCAGCAAAACGCTATAGTGTATAAATGCGTAAATGAAATTGCTAATGGCGCGGCTTCAATACCATTTAAAGTTTTCCAAGGCGAAATGGAGCTTGAAACACACCCTATTATTAGCCTTCTTAATAGACCTAACCCAACAGAAGCTGGAATTGAATACTTTCAATCACTTTATAGTTATCTTTTGTTGTCTGGAAATAGTTATGCTCTTGCTAGTTCTGTAAATAATGTGCCCTCAGAGCTCTATATGTTGCGCCCTGACAGAATGAAGGTTGTTGCAAGCGATACTGCAGTTCCAAAGTCTTATGATTATTATTTAAATGGACAGAAAGTTCACTCATATCCAGCAGACCCAATTTCAGGTCAGTCAGAAATTAAACATTTCAAAATGTGGAACCCATTAGACGACTATCAGGGATTATCACCCCTTATGGCGGCGGCTATTGATTTAGACCAACACAACATGATTGCAAAGCACAACGTAGGCTTATTGATGAACGGGGCGCGTCCATCTGGCGCAATAGTGTTTAAACCAAGGGATGAGAACGGCAATAGCTTGATGCTTAGTGATACACAGCGCAAGCAAGTTAGTGATGACTTAGGCAGACACTTCTCTGGCGCAAAGAATGCTGGTCGTCCTATGTTACTAGAAGGCGATTTTGATTGGAAAGAAATGGCGTTATCTCCACGCGATATGGATTTCCTACAGCACAAGCATATGGCGGCAAAGGACATCGCGCTTTGTTTTGGCGTACCTTCTCAGCTGATCGGCATTCCTGACAGTCAGACTTATTCCAATGTTCAAGAGGCTAGACTTGCTCTATATGAGGAAACAATCATTCCCCTTGCAAAGCGAGTAGAAAGTGATCTTAATGAATGGCTATCCCCAAGTTACGGCGATAATATAAAAATCAAATATGACATTGATGCTATCCCAGCTATGACAGAGCGCCGCCGCCGTGTTTATGAAAATGTGACTTCGGCTGTTCGTGAAGGCATTATAAGCCGCAATGAAGCTAGAGAAAGGCTCGGTCTAGAGCCAATCAACGGCGGTGATGAAGTTTATATCGCGGCAAACCTATTCCCGTTAGGTGGGGCGGATGTTGCTACAGATGATGGTGCGGACGTTGAGGACGCAGGAAAAGACGCTTATGGCGAAACCAAGTTAGATTTTTATCCAGACGGGGAGGAAGTCCCACCTTCTTTGCCAGAAGCATATGCAATGGGAGACGATGAAAAGTATTGCGGTAATTGCATTCATAACATCGAAGGTTATTGCGATTTGTTTAATGCTGACATTCGCTCAGAGTATGTTTGCAAGCGCTGGGCTGATGAAGGCGAGACAAAAGCAGAAAGTGACATTGAAACCATTCCGACAGCCTCAATGGGTCAAAATGCTCAACGCGGCTTAGACCTTCGCAAAGAATATGGCAGGGGTATGACACAGGTTGGAGTTGCAAGAGCAAACCAACTTATTAAAAAAGAGCGTCTTTCTCCAAGAACAGTCCGAAGAATGCATAGTTTCTTTAGCCGGCATGAGAGTGATAAGCAGGGTCAGGGCTTTAGACGCGGTGAAGAGGGTTGGCCGAGTGCGGGGTTAATTGCTTGGCTAGGATGGGGCGGTGATGAAGGTCAGTCTTGGGCTAGAAAAAAGACAGCGCAACTAGATAAAGAAAGAGATAAGTCTCTGGAGCTTCTTAAAAGCGGTAAGTTTGACACCGACCTTTTGCCTGATGCACACCCGTTGAAAAAATATAAATAATTTATGAAGGTCGGATTTACTTGCAGTAGCTTCGACCTCTTGCACTCTGGGCATATTGCGATGTTGAGGGAAGCAAGGTCTCAGTGCGATTATCTAATTGTGGGTTTGCAGTGCAACCCTGCCATTGATAGGCCTCTTGTTAAGAAAAAACCCATACAAAGCATAGTTGAAAGGCACATTCAGTTAAGCGCAGTGAAGTATGTTGATGAAATTATACCTTACGAAACAGAATTAGATTTAGAAGATATACTCCAAATTTTTAAAATAAATTTAAGGGTGATAGGTGAGGAGTACCGCGACAAACCTTTTACCGGCAAAGAAATATGCAAAAAGTTAGGTATAGAAATTTACTATAATAAAAGAGAACATTCTTTTAGCACAACTTCATTAAGGGATAGAATTAAAAAAGCCCCTGCAAAATCTAGTCTGCAAAGGCTTATTGATAAAGTATAATGTAATGGGATTAATGTGCGCCCATTTTTTCTAATTTCTCAAGCTCACCTTCAATCCAAATAATCCTATCTTGCTGAACCTCCTCTGCTTCATATAGTTTTTGTTTTTCAATTTGGATATTAGCTAATTTTGATTTAGCATCCGTAAGTGATGCCTCCATTGCAGTATGTAGTTTACCTATCATTTATAATTGCCCCGTTATTCTTAATGTTTCATAATCGGCTTTATAAAACCCGCTTTTTAATTCGTCTTTTATATAACCAATAACCCCGTTTAATGATCCCCCATTGTAACAACTAACTGTTGCCGTACTTGAACCCCAACACATTTTGGGCGGGGCATCGAATGTTATATACCAATCACCTCCTTCAATATGATATTCAAAAGTAACGCCGAACGGGTCGCAAATTTCTTTAAGTTTATCTAAAGTTTTCATATTAACCTCCAATGTACTTAGAAAGGTACTGAATAATCCAAGGTAAATAGATCACCGATATAATAAAAACCGAGATACCTATAAATTCACCTACAAATATTAGGATTTTTGTGGTATTATTATTTATGGAACGTGTTTCTTTAAGTTGCATGTTTTACTTCCTCCCTAACTGCCCCCCAATTGTGCTCTAACACAGGGGGGCTTTTTTTATTAAACATATTGAACAATTTTACTAAGGTGTTTGGCAAGGTCTCTGCCGTAGGGCGTAAAAAGTACACCCTTCTGCCATACCCAGTGTTCTACACATTGACTGCTATGAAACTTTTCACCCTTAGTCATAATTAGAAGGGCTTCATTTCGGTTTTCTGCACCATGCATGATTAGTTGTTCAATTTCAGCTTTCAAGCGCTTCAAATCGCCCTCTTCCATTTTGCGAGTATTCCTGCAGTTTTCTTCAACAATCCTGCCTAGCTCATCCCAACGGGCTTGCTTTTCAACAGGGTTAAGTCCATTCCAGACCTCCATAAGAATGCCGGCTGGACGGAAGCCGTGAGCCTCCTTATAAAAATCTGAAAAAAGTGCATCATCATATAAATATTTCATAATATATCTCCTAAGCGAACATTGGTTGCATGTTTGAAAACACTGCATTGTAGGCATTAACTTCATTGCTATAGTACTCAAAAAACTCATCATCATTTTCAAAAGCCACAACTTGAACTTCGTTGTTAAAAAAAGCATTCTGATTTGCGATATATTTATCCCAAGCATTTTTCATACCTTTCATGCCAGCTAGTGCATCACCAAGACCATATGATTTCATAATGCTCCAACCCTCTTGGAAGGAAACTTCGTTTTTGTGAAAATTAGGTATTCTAAACATTTTGACCTCCATGTCGTTTTATAGGTACACTATTAGGTAATCATCTACCAAAGTAAAGCCTTAATTTACTAAAAAATGGAGTTAGACGAAAAAACTTTGAAGTGTTATAAAGAATAATGAGTTTTCCTGTTTTCATAAAGGCTAGTCGCACAAGGGTTTCCATTGCAAAGGAAATCAGAGAAGTCAGTAGGCTTCGGCTTCAGTTTGAGCGCTCAATGCAGACGCGCCTAATGGCTGTGTTTAAAAAGGTAGGCAAAGCCGCTTCAGACGAATACCAGCAGTCAGGGGGCATTACAGTGGCTCTAAGGCCTCTTTCT